CTTTAATGTTTCTATGACAGATACATCTTCTTCTTGTATATAAAAAACTTGTCGTACTGTAATATCAGTGATTTCAAAAGACACTGCCTTATTTGAAGGTAAAGACGATGAAATAAATATTTCTTGGTCTACAGACCCCCCAAATGAAAGAGGTGTGCGTGCCATTTTAAAATAATAACCATCACGATAAATCAAAAATGGCGGTTGGTAACCAACAGGAATGTTAATCAAAACCCCTTCATTTACTGTTTGATCCGGGATCGATAAATTGGAGATCCTCGCCCCAAATAAATAATCCGTATCTGGCAATAAATCAATAGGTTTTTGCAAAACAGTATTTATTTCACCGGCTGGCTTATTATAAATAGCCTTACCTGACGACACGTCTATGTTCCAATAAAGTCCATAAGACCATCCTTGTGCTGATTTAAAATCTCCATTCTTTACTAATTCTGGCCCTAATCGTATATTAACAACCGGAGATTCTATCTGCTCTTGAGATTCGTCAATCCACTGAACATCATTATAAAATGTACCAGTTAAATCTGCTTCAGTAGTTAACACAGTACTTTTAGTTTTATTGCCTTTATCGACATCAAATTCAAAAACTGCACTAGCAGTGCCGCCTTCGCCAACTACCGCCGAGTAGGGATTGGTTCGGCCCGCGGTATAAATGGCGACCACTTCTGTCGGGCTGAGGCATTTTTTGTAAAGGCGGAGAGAATCAAAAAAGCCATCAAGACGGGCTGTTATTTCAGAAGTATTGCCTATATATAAATTACTTACGGTATTTATTGATCCAGTCAGAGGACATGCAGCGGAAGAATCGAAACTTCCATTGACATAAATTGAAACATCGCCGTTTCGATCTGTCGAGCAAACAACATGATACCACTTATTTGCTTCCAGGGAAGAATTGCCCGTCAAAATAATGGATTTTGAGTCGCTGTCCTTCATGTCGAATACAACGTTTCCACTTTTATTCAGAATTATGCCAAAGCCAAGGCCATAACGCAATGGGTCTTTGGCGACAAGCCCCTGACCGCTGCCAATGCTATTTGTTTTGACCCAAAAACTGATAGAAAAATTGCCTGTGCCAAAATTCAGCGAAGGATCGTCGGCAACCACAACGCGAGGGAATATTCCACCAAATTCAAGATATCCAGCCATTCTACCTTCCTCCTCCTGCATCCATTCGGAAGCAAAGATCGCTAGGTCCGAAAAATCCACCCGCCCGTCGCCGTTTAAGTCCGCACGCAAAACACATGGAAAAAGAAGACTTAATAAACACAAAATATTCATTTATTTTCCTTTTCATTGTCTTCTTTCATCAAATATAGTTTACTTCGTATTTCGTAAGCATAAAACAATAAACGATAATTTATATTTTCTTCTCGTTCTAATCGTTCAATCAAAACATCCAAAACTAATAACACCGGATCCGGTTGTACCTCTGATTTCTTCAAATATTCTATAAATTGATTTCCATACTGAATATATTCTTCCATTTCTTGAATCCGACTACATGCAGATTCTTTCCCGTTTTCACATTCAGCAACAGAAATCCTTTGTTCAATTTTAGCCACGTTAATTGCTGTATCTGTAATAGCAATTAAACCTTTATTTGGAGAAGAACAACCAGCAAACAATACACATACTAAAATTACTAATGAATACACAATATTCATGATTAAAACCTCCAACAACCCACAACTCTTCCTTTTTGAACCATGTAATAAGCCCACCGGTTCCCAAAAGTATCATCTATATCAGAAGAAGACGCACTTCCACCAGATTTAACATACCTTCCGACTAACCATATACCATCTTCTTTTATAAAATTAGCATGAGAAGGCACTACTAATCTTGGACTTCCAATTAAAGAAATTGTATTTTGCATTGCTACTTCAGAATTTGCCCAATCAGTAGTAGCAGATAATACTTTATTTGTTTCATCCCATACTTTACCAGCATTAGGCCCACTTGCTTTAATCCATCGACTATATCCTACTTCTGACATACTTCCGTCCACTAAAAAATCTGGAGGAAGACTCATTACAAAAGCATTATTATAATTATTTGCAATATAGTACCCAGAGCATAAAACAAAAACAGCACCTAAACAGAATGTAATTATTTTCTTCATTTTTTACTCCCATAAACAAGTCCTACTTTACTTATTCCAATAGGCAATGAATACCCTATTTGATCCGCTATTATTTTTAACATCTGAGGTCTTTTTTCCCTAGCCGGCTGTTCTAAAAATTTTGCCTGTTTACCAGGTTTATGTCTATATTCTATGTGCTCATGCACAAAAGGCGCATAATACACACCTCTATATCCAACCGTCACTTTTGTTAAAAACCCATTTCCAACTGCATTTGTAAAAGCAGAGTTTACCAAAGCACCGGTATCTACAGGCGTTATTTTCTGGCTCTCTCTTTGAAGATAAAGACCAGCCTGTGTTATCCCCTTATAAAAACCAATTTGACTGTTTTTACCTATCTTATTCAAATTGTTTTTTACTATATTTATGCCTTTTACAGAAATCTGAGTCATAAATAAGCAATCCTTAAATACTCTGTATTTCTTAGATTCGGTATCTTTTCAAATCTTCGTATTTCCCACGCATTTGGATTGCCTAACGGCTCTCCAGAATTTACATCTGTTGTATCGCCTAAACACAAAATGCCTTTTACTGGAGTGTCTTTTGACACATATACCACACTTCTAGATAATTGTTTATCCCCAAAAGCGTCTATAAATTCCTCACACTTATCTTCCCACCTGCAAGAAATATTTTCTGCCATAGAGTATTGGGGCGCACCGTATTTATCATAAGACTCAAACGCCCAAAACACAGCATTTTGTTTTAACATGCGTGTTATAATACTCATGCAGGTTTCCTTTTTTCCATACTTTCTATCTGATTTATGATAGAATCCATCAAATTACGCAAATTATTAGAATTACAAATAACTACTACTCTATTATATTTTAATGATTTCATCCTCAAAACATCTTCATCTCCTCCGTAAATAATACAAACCACTTTTGGGTGTTGATTATTTATTTGCCTTAATAATTCTGTAGACCCTTCCACAGACATGTCAATAAGAGCGCATTTTACTAATGATTGATTTAGATAAAAAAGCGCGTCTTTTATTTTAGAGACAGTATATACTTCTGTACTATTTTCTATAGAAATATATTTCTTTAATACAGAAGATACCAAAAATTCATTTTCTAACAATAAAAACCCGCCTTTTCCCCGATTCATCCTAAATCGCCTTCCACACTCAAAAAAAGTACGAATTGTGGCATCCATTTTATAACACTCCCTACATTTTCATCTGTCTTTTTTCACATCTTTCTATGCTCTCATTTACAACAGACATTACACCTACACACTCCTTTATTACCTCCACAATTTCCTCATGGTGTTTTTTCGTAATTTCATATATCATTTCATTTTTCTTATTTATTGTTTTTTTGAAATCAAAATACAAAAAAGCAATAGCACCACAAAGAACCACAGATAGTCCCCACCCTCCAAAAGTCTCTAAGAAGATTGCTAGCTCTTTTGTTGCTTCCATAATCGACCCCTATATCAATTTCAATGAACGTTGTTTATTTTCCCAGCCATGCTATATCAGGAGGTCCAGTTTTACCATCTTCTATTGAAGCGTTTAATGCTGCTAATCCGCCATTATAATCCAATATCATAGCCATTTGACCATATGTTGTAACTTGAAGATGCAGTCCTAGTCTATATTGATAACTTTCCGCTACACTTCCAGCAGATTCAGCAGAACGCCTAGGATCTCGAATTGCATAAAAATGAGCACTTAACCATCTTTCTATCATTTCCAATTCTTGTTCTTGATATCCCACCCCTTCACAAAATTTATCCACCAGCATACTAGCCGATTGAATAAATGGAGTTAAATCAGAAATACTTACTTCTGTTTCAATAATTCCCCGAACCAATTCATCTGTTGTTCTAACAGCCACTTAGAATCTCCTTTCTTTTAATTAAAACTTTTTCTACTTTTTTTGCTATTTCCAGTAAACGGTCCGGGTGCATTTTATAATTTAATTTACAAGACATCCATAAAGTAAATAAAACATCATATACAACTTCACTACAAAAATAAGCAAATATAACATTTCCTCCAGTAATAGCCGTACCTGCCGCGCCTCTATAATCATAAGGAATCTCTAAAGACGCTAAAACTTCGCAAGACCATAAAACTTTTTGATATTCTTCTTCAGTCAACCATAAAACTACTTTCTCCCACCTTTCTGGATGTGTATATGAAATATATGAAAAACGCACGCCATTTCTAATCACATCACCCATCATTTCTTTTCTTTGAGTAGAAGAAAAAGACCTTCCATCCGGCAATTTTAATTCAACATGTGTTTTTTTAGAAACAATACGAATGGCTTTATCTACAAACGTAGCCCAACTTCCCGTACCATCATGAAACATCAATTCTACTGGAATAAAAACCACAATTCACCTTTTATCTTTCCAATACTCTTGCACGCCTATTTTTGGAAATACAGTTAAATCACTATCATCCGTTATATTTATAATTTCCCTTTCAGGAAATTTTTCATTTAAATGTTTTTTTATAATCGACTGAAAAAATAGAAACTTTTTATAGATGCTTTGAGTAGGTTTTTCAATTTCTTTGCCATGCCAGTTTGCTCTGCCGTCCTTACCCAATTTCATATCAAAACCTAAAAGAAGAACTCTTTTAGCACCTAATAATAAGGCAAGGTTTATTGCATTAAATCCTGTATTTCCATTCCATCCCAATCCATCTAAATGAAGTCCATTTTCATATCGTTTTAACTGTATCACCCACGGGACCGGGTTTCTTCTAAACTCATTACAGCTGGTATATACTGTTCCTTTATACTTTTCTAGCTGTTCACCAAAAGCATTAAACCATATCAAATCCCCAAAAATACAAATCTTACATACTTTTTCGCCTAATATAAAAGCAGTATTACACCCTATTGTATTTTTATCTTCCAACAAACTCCAATTGAATTTGTTTTCGTATAAAGACCTCCCTCCTCCTATTATATAAACATCTTCCCCTAACCATTTCGGATGTATTACCGAAGAAGTCATTTGGGAATAGATTCTAAAAAAGGGATTACCTCTTTTCTACTAAGCGGGTTTTTATTTACAGGTTTGTTATTTCTTGTATTTATAACATAATACCTATATAAAGGTTTTCCTCTGCCCTTCTTAATTTCTGAAGTACGAACGACTTTTATTGAATCGTCTGTTATTCCAAAAGACAAAGAAACATCTTCAGAATCACGATCCTGATTTATTGGAAGAGGGGGAACAGCGACGTTTTCCCCCTCTTCCATTGAAGGAGAGTAGTGTATTTTCTTTTGAGGAGAGTCCTCAACACATTCAAACATGCCAGTGAACACTTTTCTAAGATCAGTGGGGTATGTAAAAACATCTCCCGCCTCATATGTTTTATTATGTTCACGACAACTAAAACTACCGTTTAGTAACTTAAAACGATACATCTTCATTCCTTTCCATTTTTACTTTTTCATTAAGGTGCCACAGAACCGTGAACAATTCCTGTGTTATTGTTATAGTCAGCCCTAAATTGCGGGATCACGATTCCCATAACCTTAAAGTTTAACTGAAGTCCGCCTTGAGAAGGCCACTGAAGCGTCATAATGTCCATTCCAATTACCATTCGGACAACATCCGAAGTCATCTGAACCAGAACAATTTGATATCCTGTCAGATAATCCAGAGTTCGGACATCAATAAATCCATCAATGGCTTTAATTCGTTCTCGAAGAGTCCTTTCACTTTGAGCCTTATAATCTTCATCCAGATACTGACTCCAAGCAACTCCCATATAAACCATCCAAGGCCCATAATAATGTTTATTTATGGACAACTGTCTCATACCAAGAACATCAGAAATGGTTGTGCCGGGAGTCCATGAAGAAGTTTCTGGAGAAACAATCGTAGCTAGAGAACGTCTGTTAAAATTTGTAAGTCCGTAAATAGTACCGCCGCCATACACGTAATTACTCAAAGACCCAATAGCCAGTTGTTCCATTTTTTCGGCTACTTTACGGCCAGCCCTTTCACCCATTGTAATATCCAACGGAGATCCACCACTTCTTGAAGTAGCAATTTGACGGGCAGAAAACGAAAAGTCAGAATGAATAATAGGCAGAGGCAAATTAACAAAGTCGAAGTGCGGACGGTCATTCGGGCCTTCTCGCAGTCCGTCCATACTGATACTTGCTTCTCCAGCATCACTCATTCTTTCCGTTTGGAGCGTGGTAGAACCCATTCCATTAGGAATTGAATATTCCAACCCCATTGAACGGACATCTGATACAAATTTCAATCTGGATTCCGCTACTTTAAGAATAGCCGTGTCCAAATGAATCCACTCATCTTTACGAAGGGTAGCGTCCGCATTTGTCACTGCCTTCGGAACTAGTGTATCCCCTTCATTCACCATAATATACGATTTTCCACCCGCACCAATAAATGGACGCAGAACATGAGGATTCATTTTATTCTGCAAAAGAACCTCAGCCACACTTCCGTATGCCTGCATCCCACCACCTTGTTCTGATTTCAAGAAATCCATAATATATTCCTTTCTTTGTTTTTAATTTTATATTCTAAAATTAGCAAATCACAGCATCCGCATTGCGCCTAGTTTATCCCCACTTGACGCATCTATGGCTTCTACAGCAACTGCCATTACTTTTTCTACGTCCTTAGTCGATGCACTTTCTGTTAAAGCCACAAATTTACCGTCATCAGAACTAACAAGCAAATCTCCAATACTTACATTTTGCCCATTTTTCAGTAAACCATTAAACTCTGAACCAGGGGCAAACAAAGCATATGACGCTACTGCGCCATTGTCATAAGCATCACTTACTGTTTTACCTTGAAGGGCGTCTTCAGTCAAAACAGCGCGTTCTGCAAAACCACCCTGAATATCCAACGCTTTCAAAGTCCCGTCACTTTTAAGTTTAACCAGCATACCAGGCTTCAAACCAGCCGCTCCAGTAAGAGCCTCTTCATGTCGAAAATCCCCTTTTCTGTGGATTCTTTTAACGCTCATAATTTTATCCTTTCTTTATATTATTCTGTTATTTTTATTCTTATTTTTTCTTAAAATTCATAGTAGGAACCGGCAAACCTGTTTCTTTTTCTTCATTTTCCAAAGGCGGATCTGCCTGTCCGTCAAATCGAGGCTTTACCACATCTTCTGCCAATTTAGCAATATGCCTCAAATCACTTAACGGTTTCTTCTTTAACTCATCCACAGAAAAAGAATTTCGTTTATTACTAGTAATAGTCTTAATTAAACGATTCCTTTCTGCAAGAGCCGCTTGACGTCCTTCATTCAAAATTTCCTGTATTTCAGCAGGCGCAGATGCTATAAATTCATCAGCGTTCTTAAATACAGGAATGGAATTTTGCTGATTCTCTGTTTTTTCTTCATTCTCATTTTTCTTTTCATCTTCCTCTTTTTCTTCTTTGTCTTCCTCTTTCTTTTCATTAGAAACAGGAGAATTCAGCAACTTTTCCAAAATCTTTTCGTCCGTATTCATCAACATTTCTTTGTCTTCTTCTTTCCAACCGGAAGACTCATTGGAAATAAGATCTTTTACCATTTTCTCTTTATCCATTTGTCTAATCCTTTCTTTTATTTTTTCTTCTGATTTGTGTTCCATAATCATAGAACTTCCGTTAAAAACAATCTTATTATCTTCAGAAACAGAATATTTCTGCTTCTTAATTATATTTTCTTTTTCTTCGTAAATAAAATAATCATTATATACCTTCAAAACAGACGCACTATTAACAGATTCTTTTATTTTATTACGAATCAACTCTTCCCTTTTATCTTCATTTAATCGCATAAATCCCGCTCCATCTTCAATCGAACATGCACCTTTTTTATCTGGAAGTATGGCCAAATGATCTGGCCTATAGTTTCGGGCTATAGCCGAATATTTTTCACCATTCCAAACGCCTTCCATATTTTCGTTATCTGTAAACAAACCAGTAGATAATTCTAGCATTTGTCCTTTCTTTATGGACAAAGAGACTCTACTATCTATTTTATCTATTCGTTCTGTGTCAAGCCATGCCTCTGATTTCAATTTTCCATCTTCAAATCTAGTATTCATAATCATACCAATTCCCTGCTTAGTTAATACAACAGGGTCACATGCACTAGAAAAATCAGAAGAAGGATGATAAACTACCACTGGTTTATGGTTCCACGCTTGAGGTATTTTAGAAAGTTCTTCTGCGGGATAGTATAATGGCCCTTCAGAGCCATTATGCACACCTTCCGTTATCATCACCATTGGGACAACAGTGTATGTTTTATCCCCAATATGTCCTATTTTAGAGGACACAGAAGCATTAAATGTAATTCTTTCCATAATAAAATACCTTTCCTATCGAGGTATTCGTATTATGGAATATAATTTCTTTAGAAAAAAATTAGGGGCAAGTACGTTTCTTGCCCCTATTTGAAAGGAAACACTAAAAAGAAACAATCAATTCTTATATATCAATCACCCATACATCGCCTTTATATCTCTCAAAATACTCAAAAGAAATATAACCATATCCACAATCTCCCCAATTCATCCCCCATGAATTTAGAAACTGAAATCTTTGAGCATCTATATCATACGAAGATATTTTTATAGCATGATACCCTAATGGAAAATTTTTTCCCGGCGGAGGTGCTATAAAAACATTAGTGTCTGGAGTAAATGACTGAAGAAATGTTTGGACAGTAGCCATAACTGGATGCCCGGCATATATCGCTTTACAAATTTGGTCTATCGTGCTTGCACGATAATACGACTTTGCCTTTATAATATTAGTATTTTCTTCAAACAGATTTTTTTCTCCCCAACCTTCTGGTTTTGGACTTCCATACGGCCAATCTTTTTCTTCTGGAAAACATCCTACTTTATGGAGATATTTTGCGCCTAATCGAAGATATGTTCCCTCCGGTGGATGATTGTCCCTCTCCTCACACCAATCATTTATACATTCTACTGATAACATAGAATCTCGTCTTTGAAATTCTCTATTTAATGCCATTTGACCAGACGCGGCAGTGGCAAACGCCACACAAGTACCACGAACTCCCTGATCTCTGGCTAAAGAATCAAACATGCCAGTAGAAGCCCTTCTAGGCATATCCTCTAACCGGATTAAGTTATTTGGATGCTCAACAAAAAGATAATCCCTTTTATCCTTTGGGTCTGGCAATACCCTTAATATCATCTTAAATAATTCTTTAATCATGTTATTTTCCTTAAATTATCCTTTCTCTCTATTCCATTCGTGAAAATCCATGCTTTTCCGTGGTTAAATTTTTTTAATCCGTGGTTAGTTTCCAAGCAAAGAACCGCCGCCCAGCAGCCCTGCCCCCGCGCCGCCAAAGCCCCCGTGCCCGCCGCCGATATATGGATTTACGATTTTGTTATTTTCGTATGCTCTGCCGATCCGTTTGGCATAATCCTTGTCTCCATCAACTGTCGGGTGCGTTCCGTCAGAATCGACATTCCAAGAATCAACATACGGAACAGACAGTGTATAAACACCCGCTTTGATTAGATCGTTAAACCGCTTTTGCGTTTTCTGTTCCTTAATCAACTCAACGCCTGCATGAGCAGCGTAGGCCATCTGACCGCACAAAATCACGTCGTTTCCTGCCTGCCTTGCCTGCGATGCCATACGCAACACAGTGCTGGCCAGCAGACCGGCCAGAGTATAACAATCCTCGTCAGTCGTGACGCTGCTGACACCTTGTGCTACATCATTAAGGCCGGGGCCGTTCACAAACACCGCTACAATGTCTTTATATGCACTTAGACCGGAGTTGTTCCACCGATTAAACAGAGCGGTGTGCGTTGTATAATCTGTAAGGACTTTATTACCGGTGATCCCGCCGTTAATAACATATCGATTTTCGGAAAAGTCGGTTTTCATTCGATTGGCCACGTGAGCCAGGGACGTCTTGCCGCCCGAATAGGCAGAACAGAACGAATCGCCCAGAGCCAGGATCGGCTTGCGGCAGACGACAATCCGCGTCGCCTGCGCGTCGCCTGCGCTGCCGCCGGAGGCAATCGTCAATCGACGAATTGGGTTTCCAGCAATATTCAGGCTCAAATCAACTGACCCACTGGTGTTCAAAAGAACATGCTTGATGTCTGAATCACTCAATCCTTGCCCATTTTCGTAATTAACAAAGATTGAATCTAATTTACCGTTAGATACATTATGTCTAATGTATGTTGTAATAACATCACTCTCTTGTCCCGTTACTGATTGGCTGTAGGTATCGGAAAAATCAGACCCGGCAAATAAGGCCAATTTGTCGTCGTCGTCGCCGGCCCCGTCATAACTGTGATTCAAGGTCCACGCCGTCGCGATGGTCGCGTCCGTACTTTTCATATATTTCCCGACGATTTGCAGATCGTCCTCGTCTGGCGTTTTGTGATCCACAATCACATAGTAATTTTGATTGATAAAGGCAGGGATCTCAAATTGGCTCCCGTCGCCGAAGGTGCCCGCCTCGTCATAAATTACATACTCTTTCGTCTTGACTGTTCCATTCATCAGCAGGGCCATGTTCGCATAGGTGGTATCGCTCAGCGCAGTGGTATCGCCGGTGCCGCGAATCAGGTTGTTGCCTACTTCCTCCAAAAATACAAACGCCACAGAAGGATTAGAACCGGTGGTGAAACCCAGAAAATCGCCCGCCTTAACTTCAATTCCGGCCGCCTCGACATTTAGCGTTACCCCGCCGTAGGTCGCCGAGGTGTCGTAATTGGCCCGCATTGCATTCGTTGTCGCCGCCTGCCATGCAAGGATATGAGTCAATGCGTTAATTTCGCCGACCAGGGTGTAGGGCGAACTGGAGCCGCGAAGTACTTTGATTTTAAAAATTCCGGTATCTGTCCCGCTGTCGTACAGCCGAATATACACACGGCTGAGCAGGCCGCCGCAGGTAAATGGATGCCCAGGATCGGCATAAGTAAAACCATAACCAGTCACTACTTTCCCGTTTACATTGGCCAGGCCGTAACCGGCGGAAACTACAGGAACCGGCGTACTATCATATTGGGCCCAGCACAGGCCGGCAAAGAGCAGAAACGCTAAGATCAGTCGTTTTTTCATTTTAAATAATTCTTTAATCATGTTATTTTCCTTACCTGTATGTTTTTTCTTCTTTCAAATTTATTATTCCTTTTGTATGTAATTTCCAATGTTTTTGACATATTCTCCTATGTTCTCCCGTAGGAGTAACAGAGTAAAACATTGAATATTCTCTTTTACACCTTTTTACTTCACAAAGATAATCTTCATTATGATTTTTTCTTTTCTTTTTCTTCATCTATTATATTATCGACAATAAAGTCAATTTTATACTAAACTTTTACCAGACCAAACAGATTTTTTCTTTCCTCCTTCTACTGAAATAGACGCTTTTATTGCTCTTTTTCCTTTTTTATCCCATAATTGCCCTTCTTCTTTATTATCTCTCACAGCCGGAACCCACGCACATCTACAATTTGGATGTCTAGGAAGAAGACCGTGTGCATCTTCTACTGGAATAACCATAC